AATGAAAATAGAAATTAAATTAATTCCTGATGGGATGGACTTATCAAAAGAAATTCAAGAGGGTATTCCCGTAGACAAGATGGAAGAGGCTTGCCCTATTGCCACACAAGACGTTGAGACTAATGAAGAGAACCAGCGTTATGCGATAAAGGACTATCAATATGGTTCCGCAGTCAACGAGGAAGAAACCTGTGGTACGTGTTCAGCGTTTAATATAACACCTGAAATGCAAGACTGCATGGAAGATGAAACTGGTGAAGTGGGCTATTGTCAGTTGCTAAAGTTTATGTGTTCAGCTTCTAATAGTTGTTCTGCTTTTGCACCAGGTGGTCCGATAGCAGACATGGAAGATTAATGGACATTATACAATTTATACGAAAATATCAAAATAGCTTGAAACTTAAAGTAGAAGACATTAGTGTATCTTTAACTAGTGGTAGTATTTCTAATATAGAGGACTATCGAGCAAGAGTCGGTGAAATACAGGGTGTCACCTATGCTCTTGATGAATTGCAGGCCCTGATAAAAAAGGCAAACTATGACGAAGACACTTCTAGTTCCTGACTATATCCTCGAACAGCAGAGGGCAAAGAAAAAAGCTGAAGAAACCGCCAAAGAAAAACCCCTAAAAGAAAGAGTACCACAGCCAACAGGATGGCGAATACTTGTGATGCCTTGGATGGGGAGTGACAAGACTGAAGGCGGTGTATACATCCCAGATCAAGTAAAAGAACGTGAATCACGAGCAACCGTTGTAGCTTATGTTGTTAAGGTAGGTCCATTAGCCTATCAAGATGAAGATAAGTTTGGGGGCGAAGCTTGGTGTAAAGAAGGGGATTGGGTTTGCATTGGTAGATATGCAGGTTCAAGATTCAATATTTCTGGTGGCGAGGTTCGCATCATCAATGATGATGAGGTAATTGCAACTATAATAGATCCTGACGATATAAAGACATATGGAGGATAATGTGAGTAACAACCTTGCAGAAGAACAAGAAGTAGAAGTTATTGAGGAAGAGGTTCAAGAAGAACAAGTTGTTTTGGAAGAGCCTCAACAGGAACAACAGGAAGCAAAGCCAGAAGATGATGAGCTTTCTGAATATTCTAAGAATGTTCAAAGAAGAATAAAGAAGATAAACGACAAGTTTAGGCAAGAAGAAGCAGAGCGTAAAGCTGCTGTTGAATATGCTGAAGCTGTTAAGAAGCAAAATGACGAGCTAAAGCAACGCTTGGAAAGGCTAGACCAATCTTATGTTGGTGAGTTTGGAACAAGAGTTGAATCTCAGATAGCTTCTGCAAAACAAGCGTATCAGAAAGCCTATGATGAAGGTGACGCAGATGCAATGTTTGAGGCTCAGAAGAATTTGAGCCAACTTGCTTTAGACCAAGCACAATTAGCTCAGACTAAAAAACAGCAAGAACAACGCGTTCAGATGCAAGAGCAGCAGGCACAGCAACCACAAGTTGCACAGCCACAAGCTCAACAACAGGCACAGCCAGACCCAAAAGCAGAGGCGTGGGCAGATAAAAACAATTGGTTTGGAACAGATCAAACAATGACATATGCTGCTTTTGGTATTCACAAACAACTCATCGAAGACGAAGGGTTTGACCCAACGTCCGATGAGTACTATACTGAGCTAGACAACAGAGTTCGTAGGGAGTTTCCTCATAAGTTCAATGAGACTTCCAGAGCTTCAGGACCCAGAGTCGCTTCTGCTGAGTCCACGGCTTCTAAGTCGGTTTCAAAGGGGCGAAGAACAGTCAAGCTAACGCCTTCGCAAATTGCAATTGCGAGACGATTAAATGTTCCGCTTGAAGAATATGCAAAGTATGTTAAGGAGTAAGAAATGACTGATTCAAACAGACAGCCACGCGAGGCTGCAACTCGCGCAAAGACCCAAAGACGTAAGCCTTGGGCACCTCCATCTAAATTGGAGGCTCCAGAAGCTCCCGCAGGCTTCAAGCATCGTTGGATTAGAACCTCTATTCGTGGGGAAGACGACTCTATGAACGTCGGTGCTAAATTACGGGAAGGTTGGGAACCTGTTCGTGCAGATGAATATCCTGATTTGGCGGCTCAATACCCGTCCATTGAAGAGGGTAAACATGCAGGAACAATTGGTGTAGGCGGTCTAATGCTTGCACGTATCCCAGAGGAAACGGTACAAGAAAGAACTGAATATTATCGGGAGCAGACCCGTCAACAAATGGATGCCGTGGACCAAAACCTAATGAGGGAACAAGATCCCTCTATGCCTATCCATAAACCCGATAGGCGAAGTCGTGTAACCTTTGGAGGCAAAGAATAGCCTCCGTAACTCAATAGGAGTATGAAATGGCGAATACTAACGTCGCTTTCGGCCTAAAGCCGATCAATACTGCGGGTAGCACTCCAGCTACTCAAGGTACAAATGCATACTTCATAGACAGCAGTGCAAGCGCGATCTTTCAAGGTTCAATGGTAAAAGCAGACAATGGTGGGGAGATAGTAATCTGTTCCGCAACTGGTGATACCCAAAAACCTGTAGGCGTTTTTGCTGGATGTGAATATGTTTCATCATCAACAGGAAAGAAAGTCTTTTCTAATTATTGGCCTGGTTCAGGTGCAGACACAAACTTCGATATTGTCGGATTTGTGTATGACAACCCGCAGCAGAGGTTCATAATTTGTTCAGATGCTTCTTTAACAGACCGTGCAACTGCAATTGCAGCCATTTTCGAGAACTCTCAGTTCAACAATGGTGCAAGCGGAAGCACAACAACAGGTATTTCTAGCGCACAGCTTGACGTTGCTACTCTGGATTCTTCCAATACTTCACTTCCTCTAAAGATAGTAGGTATTCAAGACAACCCAGAGAATGAAGACTTCACCGCTGCTGGTATTCCTGTGATTGTTATGTTCAACAACCATGCACTTTTGAGTCCTGACTCAGAAGCAGCAGCATCATAAGGGAGATTAAATAATGGCTATTTCTCGCGCACAACTCGCCAAAGAACTAGAGCCTGGTCTTAATGCTCTCTTTGGTTTAGAATACAACCGTTATGAAGGTCAGCATGCTGAAATCTTCGACACAGAGGCATCTGATCGTGCCTTCGAAGAAGAGGTGATGCTATCAGGCTTTGGTGCGGCTCCAGTGAAAAGTGAAGGTTCAGGCGTATCATTTGATGATGCGAATGAAGCATACACTGCTCGTTACAACCACGAGACAGTTGCTATGGCTTTCTCAATCACTGAAGAAGCAGTTGAAGATAATCTGTATGATCGTCTAGCATCTCGCTATACTCGTGCACTAGCACGTTCTATGGCACACACAAAGCAAGTGAAAGCTGCTTCTGTATTGAACAATGCGTTCACAGCAGGTCAATTTGCTGGTGGTGACGGTGTTGCATTATGTGATGCATCTCACCCTCTAACATCAGGTGGTACATTTGCTAACGAACCAGGAACAGCAGCAGATTTGAATGAAACATCTCTTGAAGATGCTTTAATCAACATTGCTGGATTCACTGATGAGCGTGGATTAATTATTGCTCTTCGTGGCATGAAGTTAATTGTTCCTCGTCAGCTACAATTCGTAGCAGAGCGTCTACTTGTTTCTAACCTACGTGTTGGAACAGCAGACAATGACATCAACGCAATCAAGTCCATGGGTATGCTACCTGAAGGTTACGTAGTAAATGACTACTTAACAGACACAGATGCATTCTTCATCAAGACTGATGCACCAAATGGCTTCAAGCACTTTGAGCGTATGTCACTTTCAACAAGCATGGACCCTGATTTCGACACAGGAAACATGCGCTTCAAAGCTCGTGAGCGTTACAGCTTTGGATTCTCTGACCCTCGTGCAGTGTTTGGTTCACCAGGCGCAGCATAAAAAACATTTTTATGCTCTAAAGGGCGGCTTCACAGTCGCCCTTTTTTGTTGTATAGTCAGTAAACCCTTGACTGCAATTAAGCAGACATTAGCCACGACAAGGAGATTAACATGGCTACAACTACTTTTTCTGGACCTATTAAGGCTGGAACTATTAAGAACACAACAGGCACGACTCTTGGCTCTAATATTGCTAACGTCGGTCAAGTTGTTATGGCTCAGACATTCTCAGCAGATTTATCAGGCGGTGCTCTAGCTGCTCAAGTCACTGATGTTGTTATCCCTGCAAACTCTCAGATTATTGACTGTGTGATTGACATCATTACAGC